CCTGCAGGGCCAGCGCTGCCTGTTGCGCCTGCGGGGCCGGTGGGTCCAGCCGGGCCAGTTGCACCAGCAGGGCCGACATCGCCTTGCGCACCCTTGGCGCCGGTCGCGCCGGTTGATCCTGTGGCACCCGTGTCTCCCTTCGCCCCAGCCGGTCCTGCCGGACCCGCCGGCCCCACGTCACCCTGCGGCCCACGCTCCGCCGCGGTCGAGCCGCCCCGGGTCGCAGCATAGGTCGCCGCCGGGCTGGCGAGCAGCAGCAGCGCAAGGGCAGCGGCGCGCATCACGACCCGGACCCGTACCCGATCTCGAAGGGGCACATCATGCCGGAGATGTTGGTGGAGTTGCCCGGGATCGGCACGGTGATGATCGAGATGATGCGGCCCTGCCCGGTCAGGCTCGGAACGCTGCCCAGGGTCTCGCCGAAGCGCGCCATGAACCGCGTCCCCGTGTTGGCCGTCACGCTGTCGGTCGGTGACGTGACGAGGTTGACGCCCGGATAGGCAGTCGGCGTCGTCGTGATCGGGCCGATGGCGGCCACGGTCTTGATGCGCACGTCGGCAAACTGGCACGGGTTGATCGCCCGGTAGCTCAGCGAGCCCGCCGGCTGCGCGACCTGGTAGCTCTTCGCCGTGTCGGTCGCCGGCAGCGTGAACGGGTCGCCCGCACGCTGGAACGGCATCGGCGTGGGGTTCATCGGAGCCGGCGGCGGCGATGACTGCGCGCAGGCTGGCGCGGCGGCTAGGGTGAGAAGGAGGGCGAGGGCTGTGAGGGCGCGCATCACCGACATCCCTCCATGGGTTGCGGCGGGTTTGTGAAATAGATCGCGTCACACGGGCCGGTCTTCCACACCGGCTGCATCATTCGCTTGCCAGAGTTTGGTCCGACCTCAAGCCGAAGCTTTGAGGTTGAGGATATCCACGAACGTTTGTCGGGAGCCGGTCGCGTCACCTGAACGGGCGCAACAGCAACCACAATGGCCGCTGGCGCGATCAGCAGCGCAAAGAGCAGGAGGGCGAGAGCGGGGCGCATCACCGCAACATCACTGCAGGATGTGCCAAGCATTCGCCTTTACCCAAAGCTGCTTGGATTTACCGTTTGGGCCGCACGTAGTGCTAGTCGTGTTGCCGCCCGCCATCGTGTAGCCGGCGCCTGGGACGATGGTCAGCGTAGTGATGTCGAAGGAGCACACGATGCGGATGAGCCCGCCATCCTGCGGCGCAGTTGGCAGGTTGAGCGTGGCGCTAGCGATTGTAGCGGCCGGCGCGAGCAGGATTACGCCGGAATTGTTCGTCGCTCCAACCGTGCTGCCGTTGGAAGGCGTCAAGTTCTGAACGCTGATGTCAGCCTGAGCCGCATTAAATTGGATGCCAGAGCCGGACGTCCCCGCCGTCCCAAGCTTGGTCAGGCCCGCGCCCGCGCCGCGGACAGAGAGGTTGGCATTGGTCTCGGTGTTGTTGCCACCGGGGCTGATGCCGACAGAACTACCCGCCGCCGCAGGAGTAATCAGGAGACCGTTCTGCCCCGTGCTATCAGCCACACTAAGATGCTCGTTGGCGCCGTTGCGGAAGACATAGCGATTGGTTGTTCCATTCCAGAACGTGCGTTTCGTGTTGTCTCCGTTCCAGTCGATTGTCTGACCACCAGCGAGACGGATAGCAGGACCGCCGGTTGAAAAGGTCGACCCCGAAAAATCGATGCCGGTGTCCATGTCGAGACCGAAACGAAACCCGGTTTTCACGCGACCTTTGCAGGTCGTGAACCGGGTCGAGCACCGAAGGCGGAACCCGTAGTCCGCCTCAGGGTCGGAGTTGGATGAACTGTAAGGGCGTACCAGTGCATCAATGATGCCGCGAACGCTGTTGGTATCCCGAGTGTCAGTGTCTACGGAGATTTCCAAGCCGACGATGTGACCCGTGCCCGGAACTCCCGCGACAAAATTCCCTTGCCCATCAACGGAGTTAATGCCGTCCGTTGTGATCATATTCTGAGCCCAGGTCCACCCAGACGGATCGAAGTTCTTAGCTGCCGTAACGAGGCCGACGTTTTGTATCTGGCCGTTCGCGCCGCCAATATTATAGTTATTCAATTTAATAAGCGCGGCCCATTCGGAATTGAGAGGGCCTGAGTTTGCAGTGCTTTCAACATAAAGAGCCTGAGAATGGTCCGTGTAACTGCCGCCGGTATGGTTCGTGCTGCGGGTTAATTTCGTATCGCCTGTTTGGTTGCCTTGGGAGCCGTTCGTCTGTGTGATGCTTCTGGAAAACACACCGGCGTTGGCTGTGAAATTGCCAGAAACGGCAAGCGACTTCAGTGCGGCATCCGTGTTCGGCGTGATCCCCGGCGGAGACCGCACTTCCTGCGCAAGCGCCAGCGACGGCGCGAGGCAGGCGAGCAGCGCGAGTGTGCAAAGCCGCATCACTGACCCTGCACGAACACGAGGGTTGAAGCGGCGGCCGACGCGGCGTAGTAGGCGCCAACGTGAGCCGGGTTCTCGGTGATGTTACCGCCCTGCCCGTTCGTCACGCTCGGGCCGTCCACTCCATTCGCGTTACCAGGCGCCACCGTTGCCGAGTAGCCGACATCAATTGTCGTGCCCGCCGTACGGTTCGTGAAGTAGGCCGTCTTCCTGCTCGCATTCGCCGCGCTGACGAGGCACGCGGTATTCGCTGCACAGGCCGTCGTGGTCTGTTGGCCCACCTCGTTCGTGCAGACGATGTTGCCGCCCGTAGCGTAGGCGGGGAGCGTGCAGGTCTGACGGGTGCGGGTGACGCCGGCAGGGGTGGTGTAGGAGGGGTTGGAAGGCGAGCCGCCGGAACTGCCTCCGCCATTGATGCAGAGACTGCCATTCAAATCGGTATAGAGACGGTTTCCGGGTCCGGTCGGCACAGCAGCGGTCCCACACGCGGGGAGCGCCTGAACGCTCTGCGCCTGAGCCGGGACATGGCTGGAGAGGCCGACGGCGAGAGCCGCAGCCAGGATCAGGCGTAGATGCATGGGGTGGTCCTAGGCGTCAGGGCCGGTCGGACGACAGGCGGCGCGCGATACGATGCAGAGCGGCGTCGATGCGCGATGAGATGCTGTTTGCGGCATCAATCTCGTTTTCAAGCCGAGAAAGGAGAGCGCCCGGCGAGCGCGGGGCGTTAGCCTCGCCACAGCCGGTTGGCACCTCACCGCACAGCAGATCCGCCAATTGCTCGGCCATCTCGGCGCGCGCAATCGTCTGCTTGTTCGCGCCAGCCATTCGATCGATGAGATCGGACAGCGCCGGCTCGGGATGACGGTTGAGTGCGGAGACCTGAGCGGAGGCCATACCATACTGCATGGCCGTCTGGGAGTTGGACGCGCAGGCGCTCTCGGCGTAACTGTGGTTCATCGCTCACATCCTGCAAATGGAGAAATTAGTTCGCACCCGGCACGGCATCGATCGCGCGGGCCAGCGCGGCGTCGGAGGTTGAGACAGCGCGGATGGCATTCACGCAGGTGAACGAGATGCCTTTGTGCCAGCCATCAATGCGACGGGCGGCAATCTCATGCGAGGCCGCGAGAATTTCAGCCGGATCGGTGATGACCCTTGCCGCCGCCCTCGCCACCATCAGCGCGCCGCGAGTCGTGAGATCATCGGTCGGGTGCATGCTCACACTCTCCACGAAGAACCAGAGGTCCGCGCCGAGGTGTAGCCGGACTGCTTGGACGGGCTGGCGGGCTTAGCCGTGGACACCCACGGGCGGCTCATGCAGCCGTAGCGCGCCTCGTCCGCAACGTGATCCTCAGCGCTGGTGTCCAGATCCTCAGGCTTGCTTTTGTCGTGCTGCAGCGCCGGCACCGTGCGAATAAAGTCGCGGCACGTCGAGAACACGTAGAGCATCGGAAAACCGTGCTCGCCGACCAACCGGGACCGAAGTTGATCCCAACCGCCCATAGCACCCGTGCCGGCGACGCGCTTGTTGTCGGCTCTCCGGAAGATCGGCCCCTTCAGCCCAAGCTCTGGGTCGGCCCAGCGCTGCATACGCTCAGCGATCGAAGGGCCCCCATCTGCGGTGAACGCCGCCGGGTCGAGCACGCCGTAAGCGATCTTCTCGCCTCTCTCGCGTTCAGCAATTCCCTTAGCAACCGGCTCTGCAAACATTTTGAGGCCAGTGTTGGGCTGACCTGGAACACACCCGTACCATTCGCGATACCGGACCAAGGCGCCGCGCGGGATGGTGATATCCGTCCCAAGCACCCTATAATCGTCGCTCGCAACCGCCCACCAGCCGACGGAGAAGGGTTTGGCTGACCCCCAATCCATGGAGCGAAACCGAAGCCAATCTTCGGGAACCGGGAAGGGCTGCAAAACGTGGCGGCGAGCCGTGAACTCTGTGAAGAACGCGCCCTCAACGACATCCCAATCGCCATCGCGCATTGCGCTCACAAGCGCCTTGGAACCGAGGCCGGACAAGCGGGCTTCGTAGCCGGGGTCGTCGCTCGCCATCGACGGATTATCGTCAAGCCGCGCCGGAATGTACTGGCGCCGCATGCCACCGTCCTCGGGCTCCATCTGCGTTGAAAGCATTGGAACGAGGCGATCGATGAAGGAGAGCTTAACCCACGCGTGCCCGATGTTGCCTGGGTTCGCACCGCACAGAATGCGGGGGAACGCGCCGGCATAATCAGGTGGGACGCTCACGCCGACCATGCGGACACGGTTGCGGAGAAAGCGATACATCGACTCGCTGAAGTGCGTCAGCTCGTCAATCAGCAGGACGTGGATCTCAGCGCCCTGGTATTTGTAAACGTCCTTCTCGTCCTTGCAGTGACAGAGATAAATCTTCGATCCGTTCCAGAACCGAATTTCGTCCTCAACGATCGTGACGAACCCGCACAGCGACCAGCCAGCGAGAAATGCGCGGAAGCCCTTGGGGCCTTCCATATGGTTCTTGATCAGATCTTCTCTGATCCGGCGGAAGAGGTAGACCTGAAGGCCGGGGATCATCGAGCACCAGATGATCGCCGCAAGGCGCATCAGGTACGATTTACCGCCACCGGCCGCACCGCCGTACAGAACCTCTGTTGCAGTGGTTTCTAGTGCGAATGCCTGCTTCGGGTGAAGGCTGAGATCAAGCGCCGCTGCCGCTGAGTCGGACATTCAGGATCGGGACCAGAGGGCCGCCGTTGGCGCCCGTAACTTCCTGATGGATCTTGTCGCCATACTTTTTCGGAACCGCCTTCGACATTAGCCACTTACGGGCCTCGACGCGGAGCTTAGAACGCTGGACGTGCTCAGCATTGAACTTTGGGTCTGTCACAGCCTCAGTCGGTGTATGGACGCCATTCATGCGAACAGCACGACCGTCAGCGAAATCGCCCGAGGTGTCGTCCGCGATCTCAACGATTTCATCAGCCCAGGTATCGGCCTGCGCCTCGCGCGCGAGCGCGTACTGCTGGCGAAATTCCTCGTGCAGCCTAAGCCAGCGATATACCGTCGTCTGGTCAGGCATCGCATCGTCACGGCAAATCGCCCGAAGCGTCTCACCCGAAGCAAGCCTGTCGCAGACCATTCCGGCGATATCTTCGCCATATCCTGATGGGCGTCCTGCGGGCATCGGCTTCAGGCTTCGTCGTCTTCGGGGATGCCGTGCTTATCCCGCACCGGGCGGGAAGGGGTGGCGTCGTCGCTCATGCTGGACATTTGACCAAGGCTTGATCGCGTGTAGCGATGTGGCGCTAGAAGCCGGCATTTATCGCATAAATCGTAGCGACCTGTCGTTATCTCGCTTGACGCATAGTAGCGATATGCTACAAACGGTCATCAGCAGCGAGGAGCCACCCCATGACCAACCGCATCGCCTACTTCGAGCGCACCGCCGACAAGGTCTTCCGCATCGCGATCTGCGCCGGCCCCTGCAACGGCGAAGCCTACTGGACCGCTCCTCGCATCCAGGTCGCCAACAAGACCGAAGCCCGGGCGTACTGCAAGGCCAACGGCATCAAGCCCTGGAATTTCTAATCCCACCGGGCGCCTAAGGGCGCCCCCTTTAGAGTGCTGGAGGCAGAAAATGTTCGCAAAAATTGATTTGAAGACAGATCCCAACAATCTGCTGCGGGCAGATGATAGTGACTTACGAACCTCCGTCATTAGTCAGGACGCTGGTCGTTTGGCTTATGTCGTCCGTGCTGTAAACCGCTACGACGAACTAACGGGAATGGTGCAAGAACTGGCCGATCTAAGCGCGGGCACCCCATCGGGGGATGCTGCATACGAACTTCTCGCGGCCCTCGATAAATGACCGCCGAAGAGTACCGCGCAGCTATCAAGGCCCTAGGGCTCAATCAGACGACCGCCGGGACGTTTCTCGGCGTGAACCCTGTTACGTCCCGTCGCCGAGCCCTTGGGGCTGTGAAGGTGCCGCCAGAGGCCGCAATGCTGTTGCGGCTCATGCTGGCGATGAAGCTGACGCCTGCGAAGGTCGAGGAGTGGCTTGCGGGCTGAGGGAAGCCAGCATCGCGTCCATCCGCTCCTGCCAGATCGTTACCCCAGCACACCAAACAGCGCAGCAGAGACGGGCGTAGTGGATGTCGAGAGGGGTCAATTGCGCTGCGAGAGATTGCCAAGAGCCTCGCTCTCGAACATGGGGCGAGAGCGCTTCGCCAAAGCCTCACGAACGAGCGCCGGCACTTTGGCGCACAGAACACTGTCGTGAAGCTCTCCAGCATCGTCAGTGAAAGCAGGATCGCCTAGCATCTCGCCGATCTGGACGACGAGGCCGCGATAGTAGTCCTCGTTTCTGGAGAACTGCGCGGCAGTGTCCATCCAAGCCCGCGAGGACTCGACGGTATGCGGGAACTCGTCAATCGCCGCATTGGCATGATCGCTCATCGCCCTCGCCTTCCCTGCGTGATGGTGGGGATCGAAGGGGGCCGAAGTCGCCAAGGCGGTCAGCGCTGCTGGCTGGGCCGCATTCCCCGCATTTTCGCGCTCATTCACCCACCAGCGGCCGATGAAGCTGAGCACCCTCCTTCGAACTTGTCAGGCGGCCCCGATGCCGGGAGTGGAGCGGTAAGCGCTCCGAAGGCCAGGAGGGGTCTCAGCGAGCGCAGGCACCTACGCTCCAAGGCCCTCGCCGCCTGATGGGTTTCGATGCGGGATCGCCCTGTGCCGGATACCAGCGGGGTACTGCCGCATCGAACTCGGCCCCACCGAACCTACATCAATACCCGTAGCATCAAGCTATGGGCTTCGGCTCGGCAGGGAACTGAAACTTGAAGGGGCAACTCTCCCGACGGCAGACACGGTGCGATCCCTGTTTGTCGGGGTCGGCCGTTCCGTCGGGGCACCTGCGGCTCTTACGCCCTTGGCATTAACCCGTCGCGCGACAACGTAACGGGCTTAATTCAAATG